TCACTTCACATACACATAGGCTTCATTTGCTGTAATATAGTATGTTTTACCTTTGCTATTGTGTACTTTATATTGGGGTGAACCATTTACATTTACTTTCGCATCAATTGTAAATCCTAATCCTGCATCTACAGAACCAGCAACATCTTTATCCTGCCAAGATGGAGTATCATAGAAACGTAGATTGTTAACTTTTGAAACAACACGCTTTCCAACAATAGAAGAATCTACTGTGCTTTTCTTATTAAACTTCACATAAGATGGATCGTTCTTAATCCACTGATCTCCACCAAGATTTAACCAACCATCCTTTTCCGCCCACACAATATAAGATTCTGGTTTGTTTAATTGACGAATCTTAGAATAGCTTGTACCTGGTCCTTTACGTAAGTTAACATTGTAACCTTTAATATAGGCGATACCGTCTGTTACTGCTGTTGGTACTTCCGATGGTTTAGATGGCTTCTCAGGAACAGAAACATCTACACTAGAATTATTGTATGCTCGTTGTACATCTGCTCTAAATTGAGCTTCTGAAACGCCATGAGACTTTAAGTAATCAATTGGATCTTCATGATCCGTACCACCAAGGTAATGAGTTACATCGCTATGTGTCCACAATCCTTTTTCTACAGATAAACCACGGTCACGTAAGATTTTAGCTAGTAACTTAACGTATTTGTCATAGCTGCGTTTGAATTTTGTATAGTCCGCTGTTTCGCATAACTCTACATGTACAAATCGTTTATTAGCAGCAGGACCGCCGCCATAAGCAATGTATTTTATATCAGCAATTTGGATTGTTTCGTCCCAATCGACTGCATAGTGAACAAATGCATTTCTCCATGTTCGAGACTCATATTTTTGAATATTAATAGCTGGAGCTTCTGGAGTTGCTGTAGAATGTGCTACAACGCCCTCATAAGCACCTACACCATAACGGTATGGTTGTTTCGGTAAATCAGGAATAATAAGTGTTCGATCAGCAAAAGCACTTGTAGCAAAAGAAACAGCAAGTACTAGAATCATAAGTAACGAGGTAATATGATTCATTGTCTTTTTCATTTAGCATCAACATCCTTTTTCATAATTTTTGTATGGTCAAATAATCCACTCGCTGACAATCCAATGATGATTCCTTGAAATACATTTGTTTTGATATCTCCGCCCAAAAATAAAACGCCTAGCACAATGCCAAGCGTTAAATTCAATAACGGAACATATTTTGTTTGTAATCCAATTGCTTTTACGATCTGCGAAATACCAACTACAATTCCGATCATTACAGTAATTTCAAACATTACATACCACCTCCTTTCATTAAGAAAGTGAGAATGCCACCAATAATTCCGCCAACTATAAGTCGCAAAATCCAGGTAGTATTAGCGCTGATTTTATCTAGCTGTTTGTTGATATTTATAATGTCTTTCTCGTTACCTGTTGTCCGCATTTCTAAACTTTTAATCTCTAAGCGAATGTCCTTAATATCTTGCTTTATTTCTTGAACATCACTTCGTACATCTTGTAATCCTTCCACTTTGACCACCCCTTTTAGGCAATAAAAAAAGACCAGCTTATGGCTGCTCTGGTTTCTCGCTTATTAATTTTTGAACTAAATCTGTTAATGTGGACACATCGCTTGCTAGGGTCGTAACCTGCTCTTTTAGTTGTTTATTCTCACCTTTAACAGTAGTTAACTCTTCGTTAAATTGATGATACTGCTGTTGGAAAGCTGCAATAAAGATTGAAACAGTATTATATAAATTAATGGCCCGTTTCTCTTTATCTGTAAATATATCTTCCGTATCGTCTGCAATCATACCGAAATATGTTTCAATTTCTTTTGTTGTATATGGTTCTGTTTGTTCTTCCGGCTTGTTCACACGCATTTGATATAGATCATACATATCGTCCTTGAAGTTGTACTGTTTGATAGCTAAACTCATGATTTTATCAAGAGCTGAGAAAGGAATATCTTTTATATTTTCTTTCATATTCCTAGCTGATGTAGGATTAAATGCTTTCGCCCACATTTGACCATTGGCATTTACATTTTCTTGCGCTCGTAGCGTTCTTAATTCTATATCTTTCCATCCTTGGCCCATCATATCTTTAATCTGTAATCCATTGTTATAACCTTGTACAAAACTTGATCTTATCATTGCATTACCCATGATTAAATCATGATCGGTGGCGCCGTTTATGAAATGTATTTTATAGTCACTGCCTTTTCTTTTGAAAGTAAACTGTCCCTTGTTATTGTTAAAAATATGCGGTTCAGTTGTAGTTACAGAGAAGTAACCATATCCTGGAGCCCATCCTTCAGATTCAAAAATAATATCATTCAAGTTTTGAAAACGAAATTGTCCATCTGAATATACGCTCAGATGTCCACCGTCATTCTGCATTTGAATATAATTTGACCAAATATTAGTTCCTTCTGCATTTTCTCCTTTAGAAACCCCAAATTTTGCATACGCTTTAGAAGGTTGATCGACTCCATTAATTCGTGGCATGACTTGATAAATATAAAATGATCCTGTACCAGCGTATTTTCTATTATCAGAACCAAGGACTAATGAAGGTTGAATACTTCCATCATTTGTTTCCATAAATCCTATATAACCACGTGGCTTATCTAAATCGAAAATCTTCATGTCTTGTTTATTTATTTCAACAAATCTGTTTCCACTCGTTTTAAGTGTTACTCCTTCTAAAACTTTTCCTTTAATATGATTTGCTGTAATAAAACCTACTAAGTTAATCCTGTTTGCATTCAAAGTAATGTTTTCTTTACTCATATTGAATGCTGCGATTACATCATTTTCTTTTACAGATATACTAACGCCCTTTTCAGTTAACTGAAGACGGGTTTCCATATCTCTTACATAAGATGATGTGGCAAATTGCCCATTTGCTTGATCTTTTGTATATACCTCTGTCTTTTTGGCTGAAGCATTTATACCCTGTTCATTGATAGTAAAGCGGTTATCAATCAAAGTCATTTTTTGATTAAATTGCTCAGTTGCAAGTTTGTTAGCTAATTCGCCTAATAAATCTTGTTTGTTTTTATCAACTGTTTGCTTTAACTCGGGTATCTTAAACCCTGCAACATAATCTTCGACTTGTTTAAGCTCAACTTTTGCACCGATTGCTGTTGCCTGTTGTTCAAGTTTTGAATTTGCATCAGTAAGCTTTTTCCCTTGATCGGATACTACATTGTTCAAATTACTAACTGTGGTGGATAGTCCGCTTGCTGTTTGTTCTACTGTAGTCATGCGCTTTTCAAATCCAGATTGGTTATCCTGCACCTTAGTTACAGTAGATTTTACACCATCCACACTTTGCTCTAATTCATATGTTGACTTGCTAAAGTCTGTTGGAACAGAACCTTTTTCTAGTTTAGCTTTCTTGAAACGGAACCTTTTCCCTTTAGATGCTTCATTTCTAGCAAAACGAATTCTAAATCCCCAACCAGTAGCACGAACATCGATTTTAAACGTCCATGACTCACGACGCCAGTCTTTAGCTGGCACAGGCTTTTGTACTGACTCACTCCACGATCCGTTGATGTATTGGAATAAAATAAAATCTAAAAGCACATCATTTTGAATGTCTAAAGATATTGTTATATCTTTCCCTGTTTCAAAGTCTCCTATCTTAGTATTATCTAGATGGAATTGATAAAAGGCGTCTGTATGATCTTGACATTCAATCGCTACGTATTCACCAGGCTGAACAAATGATGTAACTTTATTCAATACCGCGCCACCAATCATCCCGATTGTTTGAGGTCTTTCGTTTGGGCCTGTATTGATTAGCCAGTTTTCACCACCTACAGTACGAGCCTCAACTTGTTCTAACTTTGTTGAGATTTTCCCAGCTTCTTCTTTAATGTCAGTTGTTGTTTTCTTAAGCTCAGTTGTTGCTTGCTGCACATCAGAAATTATCTTTTTTGTGCCTTCCACAGTTTGCTCTACTGTATTTAATTTATTGCTAATATCATTATCTTTTTTAGTTAACGATTCAATAGATTGCTTAAATCCATCTGCGGTTTGCTCTGATTTTGTTACACGTTCTGTCAGCTTTCCTTGTTCATTTTGAATATTGCTAACAGAAGTATTAATACCCTTAATAGTAGTCTCAATTTCTACTGTCTTTTTAGTAAAATCAGTTGTTGTTACTTGATCTTCTGGCGCTGGTGTCCAATCTGTTACTTTGTTTCCGATTTCTATTTTAGGTCTACCTACTTTTACATAGTCACCGCCACATTGGATATACACTGCATTCTGTTCTGTTTTTAAAACTTCTATATCTTTAATCCACACAGTTGTACTTATGATACCTTTAAAATTCATACCATCTGTTATTCGTAACCAAGCACCTATATGTTGAATTGAATTATCGGAATATCGTATAGAAGGTTCAAAACCAATTCTATTATTTGGACTAACACCCGTTTTAGCATTTTTAATTTCAACAGAAACACTTAGTGTAACTTGTTTACCTTGTAAGTCTTTTAAATCATTTACAAATTTGAAATTTTGCATAGTACTAGGTGGATATATATATTTATCAGAATCAAGGACATAATTTCTTACACCGACATTTGTGTTATTAACAGTAGTCTCTAGTTCGCTTAACTTTTGTCTAGTGCCATTAGCTGTTGTTTCAATTTCATTTGTTTTGTTTTGCAGTTTAGTTAAGCCATCGTTTGTTTTCGTTAGCTCTGAATTCTCTGCTTTTTGTTTAAGAGCTTCATTCGTTTGACTAATAGATGTGTTCATATCTTGGAACTTCTTAATGTTGCCATTCTTATCAGTTTCATAGATTTGTCTACCAATAAATCCATTGTTAATTTCATCTTTTGTAAAAACTCCAGATTTATCGGCTTTATCTTTTAACTGTGTATTGATCCAAGTTTGATCCACTTTGTCATGAACTTGCTTTTGAACATCCACTATTTGTCCAGCTATTTCTTGCGCTTTACCTTCCACACTTTGAACCTTTTGATTTAACTCCGTTTTGGCGGACTCAACATCTTTATTCACCTGCTCAATTGTTTCTTTCTTAACAGATTCAACATCAGGTACAACCGCTTCCCAAGCTGTGCCTGTCCATATCTTCAAAATACCTGGCTTTCCATTGCTAATATCACGCCAAAGTGTTTTATAAGGTTTAAGTCCTGTTGTCGGTGGATTCTTAGCTTCAATGATGTCTACCGTGTTATTTTTAAGATTCTCTTGAACCTTTTCAGCCAATGTTTTCGCTGCTTCGGATTCTTTCTTAGCATTATTAGCTGTTTCATTTGCATCTTTCACTAATTTATCTAACTGATCTATCAGCTCTTGTTTACTTCCTAGTGAGCTAAGAATACGATTATAAATCTTTCGTAGTTCTTCATTTGGATCAGTAATTTCGCGATAATCACCAAATGAGTATTTATCTTGCAAAGGATTAGTATGTGATTCATCACCAGCGATTGCCCTTGCTTCTAAATAAAGCTTAGGTGTAAATCCAACATCTTTAATTCGGATTGTATCTCCTTCATTGATTAACTCGTGAGCTAGTCCAAATACACGGCCTATACTTTGTGCTTGAACATCATAAGAAATAGAGGTATTCACACGTTTTGCTAACTCTTTTTTCATAAGAGTCAATAAACGTTCTGGTGTTATATCTTGTTCTGTTTCTGGTGTGTAAAATCCAAATTTATGTTTCCCTTTTTCGTTCCAACGTTGAAAAGCATCATTATCTACAATATATGGCATACCTTTGTTTATATCTGCAATAGTGAGAACTTCTCCACCTTCTTTTTTGATAAAGCCGATTAAAGCTGTACAAATGTTTTGTGAGTTCTCAATACGTTTGATTCCAACTAAATCTTTACCTAACGTGACTTCCTTCCCTGTTTCTCTTCCTCTTTTTTTCACCATGTCTACATACCAACCTGCAATTTGAGAACCAACCACTTCAACACGGTATATAATTTCTAGTTCAAATAGGGAAGCAATCTTTTTTAATAAACTCAATGGATCTATAAATTCGTCAATAGTCATAGAGTGAAATCCAGCATACTCCGTTTTGCCACGTTTCCATTTTGTCCCTATAAGAGCAATATCCATAAATTCATTTACTGTCTTACCTTCAATTTTCTGTGGACGAATATAGTCATCTTTAGCAAGATTAATCCATGCACCTGATGCATAAGTAATTACGGATCTATCGTTAGGGTCTTTTTCTACTTCAGTGATTACATACGGAACAATACGCCCATCTCTTATTTCTTTTAATACTAAATTTTGTTGCATAAGTGTTGCTGCATATGTCGTGTTATCAAATACTTTAAACTCTAAAGTATCGATATTATTCTTGATTTCCCAATGACGTTTATCATCCCAGTAATCTTTTGGTTGTATAGCTGAAACGATTTGACTCGTTTTAAAATCAATAACATGCAAGACTCCACTTGGTGTTCTCATCTAAATCGCTCCCTATATTTAACCTTTGCTGTTCCGATATCAGAAGGCATAATTTCTAGTGTATTCATACCTTTATTAATGACAGGGAAATTACTAAAAATATCCTTAATATTAATTGCATCCTTTCCCTCAATCGTTACATGACTATTTTCTGTATCAATTACGACTTTATCGCCAACATCTACTATATAAGGCGGTGTGTTTTTCGTATTTAAATTCACTTTCCAAAACTTTAAATCACTAACTGACATCGCTTCTACTGGTGGTACATCCTGCCATTGCATGATGCTAATCTGGATTTGAGCTGCTTTTTCCATGTGATAGTTATTTTCATCAGTCCACCGTGCAAAACGTTCTGAATCATCTTTTTCTGTCCCAGGAAGAAATTTTGAAATATACGCTTCCCATACATTTCCTGTTCTAGCTATCCACAATCGACCAAAATATTGATTCCATGTATTCGGATAATCACCGCTTTCATAAATTAGTCCTGTTTTCCCTGGCTTGTTATCGTATCCAATAACCATCGTTCCAAAATTTTGTTCGGCTTGCCAATAGAGATCGTTCATAGCAATTTTTGAAAGTACCTTACTATTTTCATCGAGTATTGCTATCTCAACTCGTCCCATTTCATTGATTTTCTTACTCTTACAAGTAACGTAGGCTTGCATAATAAAATCTTGTACAGGACCACCAGGTATACTCTTTTTAACAGCTGCACCATGCCATCCTTTACCTGTTCCAGTACCAAAATCAGAACAATAAAATTGATATTTATCTGATTTCATTTCGCCAACTGGCTCACCATCTTCCATTGCACTGACTTTACTCCATCCGACTGTAGTAGCCATTTCATCCCATACGATACGCTGATTCCTTTCTACAGGCTTTTCCACAGTTTTTAGTGGCATACCGATACGAAAATAATCTCGATCACTTAAAGATACCCCACCAAACCACACATCTAAAAAAGTGTTTGGTTTTTTTATGTCAATCTCAATAATAGGATTAGAATGAACAGTTCCTTTGTTTTGAACATTTGTGGTTAACCCTAGCGCACCTGTTTGAAAATCTACTGTTTGAGTGGGTCCTAATTTATATGGCATTGGGCAAATGAACGTAATAGTTCCTATTCCAAGTGTTACGAATTCATCTAGATCAAAACTATCATCCACAACCGCTAAATATGTTCTATTTGGTTCTACATCAAAAATAAGCTCTGCTGGCTGATCCGTTATTAACCAACTTGCAATTTCTTCTTTTAACATTTCTAAATCAGTATCATCAGGAACTATGACTCCTACAGGAATTGATAAAACACGCATCTCTGTTTGTGTATTTAATAATCTTGCTCCTGGATATCCTGGGGTACTTAGAAAATTCCGTTTCAATGGTGCCCAAGTTGGTCTTTTCCAACCTTTTGCAATTTGGATATACTTTTTACGTTCATTGTTAAATTTGAAAGAGCTCATTTTGACACCTCATTTCTTTATAAAATAAAAGAAACCCAAACCTAAAAGTCTGAGTTTCTTTTTTCTTCTCTTTCTTGATACTCGGTTGTATATCGATAAGTACCACGCGCCACATCTCGTCCTTCTAAAACAACAGGAACTTCCACAACTAAATCGCCACCAAGCATCGGGATTACTCCGCCACCAGATGATCCAGACGATTGATTAAATACTTGATTCGATACACTGTTTGTCATAGCTTGTCTACTGTTTGACATACTTCCATACACACCACTCATGACAGACTTTAATCCGGATAACTGATTCATAGAAGTAGCCATCATGCGGCTCATATCACCCATTAATTGATTCATAGTTCCAGTAATACCGAGTGATTTTTCTTTCGATGATAAAGGTGTAACTGTGATTGAATTACCCTTCTTCGTAAATAACTCTGGTCCGGCTTCTCCTGTGATAAATGAACCATCACCTACAGGCTTTCCACCTTTAGCAAGCATCGGCACATGTGGAATAGTTGGAGCACTAACTCCTGGAATTTCATTTAACAATTCTGCTGGTGTATTAAATCCATCTATGAATTTATTAATAATACGAATGATTCCGTTGATAGCTGTACGAATACCACTCTTAATTCCATCCCAAACGCCTAATACCGCTGACTTCATTCCATCAAATGCCCCACTAACAGCGTTTGTTACCCATCTTACAGGAGTCATAATTGCATCTTTTAATCCATTCCATACAGAAGATGCGGTCGACTTAATACCTTCCCAAATGTTTGAAAGCGTAGATTTAATACCATTCCACACACTGCTGCTTGTACTACTAATCATATTCCAAACAGTTGAAATGGCTGATTTAATGCTATTAAAAATTGAACTAGCTGTGGAAACAATTGAATTCCATAAGCTAGAAAGATAACTTTTAATTGTATTCCATACTGCGCTTGTAGTGGAACTAATTGTATTCCATGTATTTACGATCCAATCTTTGATTGATTGGAAAATCGGTGTGACTATAAAAACTAGCGTGTTCCAGCAAGATTGTAAAAATCCTTTTACTGCATTCCACACCGTCATTGTGGTGGAACTAATAACATTCCATACATTCACAATCCAATTTTTAAGTGTTTCAAAGGCAGAAGTTGCAACCGAAACAATACCATTCCAACAACTCTGAAGAAATGAAACTATAGTATTCCACACCGTTGTTGCCGCTGAACTAATAGCATTCCATACAGAACCAATAAAGTTCTTTATCGATTCAAATATTGGCGTTGCAAAATACAAAATAGCCGTCCAAATTGCTTGTAAGTATTGAGTAATGAAATTCCATACAGTTTGAATCACTGTAGAAATACCGTTCCAAATCATAGAAAAGAAATCAGCAATCCCTTGTAAAATAGGAGTTAGAAAGGCAACTAATCCATTCCAGGTCTCTTGAAAGAACGTCGATATTGAAGTCCATACTTCAGTGAAGAAAGTTGCTATTCCTTGCAATACAGAAGTGAGATATTCTACAATTCCATTCCAAATTTCCATACAGAAATTAAAAATAGAAGTCCAAATACCAACGTATGCTTCTAAAATAGCGGTTCCCCAGGTTACAACAAATTCAACAATTCCATTCCATAAACCTATTAAGAACTCCTTAATTGAATTCCAGACTTCCGATGTAGATTCACTAATACTATTCCAAGCATCACTTGCCCACTGCACAATACCGTCCCATATCCCTACTAAGAACTCTCCAATTGCATTCCAAGCATCAATAGTCCATTGTTTAATGTCGTCCCAATTTTTATAAATGGCAATTCCTAAAGCAACTATAGCTGCAATAATAATAGGAACAATAGCAACAAGTCCGGCTGCTGCTAAAGCTCCAATTTGAAAGAAGCTCATGACCGTCATGACTATAGGAGCAAGTGCCATGATTGCACCTGAGATTATACCAATAGCTATCGCAACAGCTGTTAATGTGGCTGCTAACTTTGGATTGTTTGAAACCCATTCAGCTATTTTGGAAATAACATCCGCTATGACACTAAGAACAGGCTGAAGCGCAACTTGTAAATCCTGCATCGCTTTTTGAAATTTAACCGCTGGGTTTGCATCCATTTTTTTTATGGAATCATTTAGTTTATCTTGTTGCTTTCCAAAATCGACTGTTTTATCTTTCGCACCCAACAAAGTATTAATGATGTTTTGCCCTTGATCTTCGTACATTGTCATTTTGTTATCGTAAAGGCTTTTTATCCTCTACTTCTTGCACTTCATATTAGTGCAAGCTCGGCATACGTTTTCACTTATAAAGAAAGTGTCGCGGTCTCGTGGAGGGATTATATCTTTTCACCCTCTATGCTCTGCCCCTGACTATACTTTGTATAGCCTTCGGTTCAAATTAGGATTCGCACCCTCTTTGCTTTATACCGCGATTTTACTTCGGCACAATTCATCATCTACCGAAAAACTTAACACCTAATTCATTACGCTTCGTTTCGTCTTCAACTTGTGATAGAGCTTGTGCAATCTCAGTCATAGCTGCTGAACCGTCTCTACCACCATTAGCTATAGCTTGACCCCATTTTTCAACTTGTTCTGCTGAAATTTGTGTACCTTCAAGGGCTTCTTTCATTGCTTTATCGACACCTTGACCGAATTCAGCTGCTTTAACACGTCCCTCCTTCAAACCATCTAAGAGATTATCGATCATTTACATTCAACGTGATTCGCAATGTCACGCCCGTTCTTTTCTGAACTGCTATACGTCACCGCATAGATTAGACTATATCTTCAACTACTTGAGTTGCTCCCCGTTTCGAGTGTCATTTGCTTACACCCTACGTCTTTCGACTAGTCGTTGCACGTTCCTTAATTAAAAGGCTTCGCTCAGTATTGTCTCATTTGAGAGTTTCACTGAATTAAAGGAGTTTTTCATTGTATGTCGCCATACAAGGGAACTATAATCTAATTCCAAGTACCTGTTTCGATCCCAGCTGCCATAATAGCCTGCACTTCTTCAGCATTATATCCAGCCCGCGTCAACTGACCACCATATTCAGCAATAATATCTAATTGTTCCGGTGGAAAACCCATTTTTAATAAGGCATCAGCCATACCGAGAGCGCCTTCTTGTGAAATACCTAATTCATTACCGATTTCATTTGTTTCTTGAATTAATTCAGTAAAATCTATGCCAGCATAAGCATTTGAAATAACAGCTGCACTCTTTACAAAAGAAGCATTTGCTTCATCACTAACATCTTTATTTAAAGCCCATTGTCTTCTTACACCCTCAAGTGCTTCTTCTGCATCTAATCCATAGGCTGAAATTCCTCTCACAGCATCCTCTACTGATTTTTTTGAGGATTCAGGAACATCAAATCCTATTTCAATATTTGTTTTTAACTTTGACATGTCCATTGCTTTTTCAATAGCGGTTGCAATTCCACCACCTGCTGCCAATCCACCAATGACATTTTCAAGCCCTACTTTTAAGCCTTCAAACTTTTTCTCTGTCCTGCCAGCTTCTTGTTGTAAATCTCTTAATTCATTTTGCACTTGCCGTATTGAGTTGCCAGCATCCACAGATCGGAGTGCTCGTTGCAATTTATCAATATCTGTTCCTGCTCCTAATGCTTCACGACCAATAATGCCAATTGCTTGTTCTAACTGACGACTTGTAGCTGTTCCATTTCGAATTGCATTCACAAGACGATTTCCTAATGCTCCTGCAAAATCATCAACGCTTTTTCCTGTAGCTCTAAACAATGTTTCTAATTGCCTTGTAGAACTCGCTACATTCTCTTGTTCAGCTTTTATGTTTCCAAGTTTATTTTTAAGACCATTAAGTGACCCTTCTGTAAATTCAATCTCACGCCTAAATGCACGATACTGTTCTTCAGAAATTTTACCGTTTTGGAATTGAGCTTGTACTTGTTGTTCTGCAGTTTTCAATTTATCTAGCTTTTGTGTTGTATTTTCAATTTGTTGTGTAAGTAACTGTTGTTTTTGAGAAAGTGCCTCAATATTCCCAGGGTCAAATTTTAAAAGGCGCTCAATATCCTTTAACTCTTTAGCTACATCATTACTTCGCTTATTAACATCTTTTAACGCATTTTGAAGTCCTGTGGTTTCACCATTAATTTCAATTGTAATACCTTTAATTCTTCCTGCCATTTTCTCACCCCTTTCTTAGAATGAATCGAAGTCTTTTTGATTTGCTTTTCTAACTTTTTCTTTATCTGGATTCTCCATTTCAGCGAATTCAGAAATGTAATCAAAACAATCACCGATTGTCATAATTTCCAAATCCCAATGTGTTAATTTCGCTTTATAACAAAGAGCAAGGAACGTATCAGTGGTTAATTCTTCATCACTGATAGCTCCTTGCTCTTCATTAATTTTCTTTAGTTTTTTTTGCTCCCATTGTACTTTGAATCATATCCATAATTTCTGGAAGAATTTCAGAGATAGGGAATTCATCAAAACCATCTAACCAAGTAATCGGTTCAGCAATTTCTGGATTTGCTGTTTTTGCATATAACCAAACTAAATCATATACAACCTCAAAATCTACTTTACTTAGATCCGCATTTGCTAAATCAATAGTAGCACCCGCTTGAGGATTTGAAGGAGCGATAACTCCTAATTTGAGCATGTCTGCAAATAAATCACGTCTAAATTGCGCTTTATATCGTTTAACGGTTGCTGCTGTACTTTTTAATCTAACTTGTTTTCCGTCTATTGTAATTGTCTTTTCCATTTACTATTACGCTCCTTTTGGTGCTGCTGGTTTTTTAATATACACTTCTTTGTACCAGTTATCGTAAATTGTTTGGGTTGTTTTAGCAGTTGTCTTCGTTTTAACCATTGGTCTTCCACCAGGCGCTAAAATCAATGGGCTCGCAACAAATTTCAATTCATTTGTATTCGGTTCAGCTGAATTTGTTTTTGATTTTGATGAAATATTAGGTCGACTCGCTGAACAGTTATACATAACATGACGAGTTGCCTTCACATCACCATCAAACTCAAATAACAGGGCGAATGGTTTCCCTTTTGCATCAGCTAACTCATTTAATACACCATCTGTCTCATCTAATTGTTCTCCTAATGCATCAATAGCAAATTGCTCTGGAAGGAGTGCGATATTTAATGTTCCTTCATAACCTTGGTTATTATCTGCTGAGTAATAAAGCATATCGTCAGCATAGAATTCAATTAAATCACCGCGTGGTTCATTTGTTAGTTCAACTGCACCAGGCAATGGAATTGGTGTTTTAAATGTAACGACTCCGTCAGTTACGTTGTATGGTACATAATGAACATTTTTTAAACCATAAGATACCTTGTTTTCTGGCATTTACATCAACCTCGTTTCATATATTTTTTGAAATAATTTCTCAGATTCAATAAAAGTCCCATACGAGTCATAAGGAATATCATGATCGTCTAGGACTTTTTCAATTATGGCTTCTGCAACTAAATCTTTTTTAGTTGTATAAAGCTCTATATTTAAATCATTTATTTTGTGATAAACCTTGTTATCAGCCATTAAATTTGCTGATCCATCCACAAGGAAACATATATAAGGTGGCGCTGGAACTGGCTTGGTCGGTGTTGCTGTGAAATGCGAATAAGCTACAGGATATCCTGTAGCTTCAAGAATTTTTGTTAATTCACCTAATGTCATTATTCAAGCGCCCTTTCAATTCGTCTTGGTAATTCATTAATTACATACTCTTCAACTGGACGAATATGCACTTGAGCCGGAACACGTCCACCACCCACTTTCGCATGTCCCTTTTCTAAAAGATGTGTTAATTGTCCTTGAGTATTATGAATAACAACACCATTATCTTCTTTTTTCTTACGCCACCCTTTACGATAAGCGCCTGTTTTTTTAGGACTATTTTGCTTTAATTTATTCACAGCAACATCAGCAACTTCTTCCTGCGCTGTCAGTAATTCTTCTTCCACAACATTTGCATATCTTTGCAATTCTCTAGCAAGTTCGCTCGCAAAATCATTCATATTAAACATGCTCCTTTGCGATAATAGTCAATGTTTGATACAATTCATCATCATTCATTGGCGGTTCGATAATGTCAAAGATACGATCCTTCATTTTAATTCGCATTAATTCTGTAATTCCTGTTGTATAGGGAATTACAAACCGATAAATTCGTGTAGACTGTGAAGCCGAAGCTTCAATGTACTCTGAACCTTTTACCGTTTTTATCATTGCCCAGGCTTTTTTTACTTCTTGCCAATTACCTGTTTCAACTTCTTGATTCAAATCATCTTTTATTACTTCAGGTTGTTCAATGATAATTCGATTTCTACAATCACCTGTATTCAGTGGTTTCTTGTACTGAAAAGGACGCATATTAATCACCGTCCAATTTAATTTCTTCTAATGCTTTATCGATACCTAAACTATTAATCTGACTTAAAAAATTCTTGTCAAAATACTCTAATGCATCGTTATAAACATAACGAGAACGTTCAAAGACTAATTCTTTGAACTCCTCGTCTTTATTTACATCATAATTCCCACAAACCCTAATTAATGCCTTGTTAGACGTAGAAAGGATGCGCTTTAGGTTATCATCTTCCTCATCCCCTAAGTGCATCCTATCTTTGAATTGCTGTAATATTTCATTCGAAATTACTGTATTCATTCACATCACCCTTGTGTTGGTGGGGTTACTTCTTCAAGCTTTAATGTATAAACTTGTGAAGTGTATTTATCCTTCGGTTTACCTGTAGCATATTGTTTAGCAATATAAACAGTTGCATCTTCTAAAGCTAATGTTTCTTCATACTTCTTGATTGGCTCTGTTCCACCCATCGCTGCAATGTATTCCCCTTTAACAAAGAAAACCACTTGTCCTTGAGGTACAAATACAGATTCTGTTGGGATTGGATTAAAAGGTAAGCTCGTTACATATACACCTGCCGCATTTTGAATCGTAGCATTTGCTTGAATATCAAAAGTATCGAATGGATTTGTTACCATAACTACTTTACCAGCAATATTTTTTGGACGATCTGCATCTGTTTTACCATCATGATTTAATTTTTTAGCCAATAATTTGACCACGCCTTTTAATTCATTAATTGTTTTGCGACCAGGCTCAAAAGTTAAAGTTCCAGCAACTTTTTTATCTGGATATACTCCATTCGTGACACTTCCGCTAGGGTCTTTTAATAATCCAATAGGTTCATTTTTACCCGTACCAGCTACAAAACCACGTTCTAAACCTACTGACATCGCTTCTGTAATCATAGTACGAACATATCGTTCCACCCATACTGGACCAAGTTTTAACATGTCGTTTGCTAATGGAATAAATGCTGTTAATTTCAGTTGAGTAATTGATTCTTTTCGGAATGTAGCATTTAATTGTCCTTTAATATCACCAAATAACGGTCCCCATACAGCTGCACCCTCTGGATCTCCATAAATAAATTCTGTCACGGCTCCTAAATTCTCTAAACCGATATGATCTAGTAACGGATGGCCTTGAACTAAATCATCAAAAATTCTCTCTTGTGTTGTCTTAGGTAAAGTTTCAGTAGACTTAAAGCCGCCTTCTTCCACAACTGCATTAAAGAACTTCATTTCTTCACTTGTTAATACATTAGCACCACGAGACTGCATAATAGAACGATCTACCATTGATTCATTTACTTGATTTAAGATATCTGAACGAACATCTGTAGCAAGTGCTTCAATCATAGAATTCAATGCTGCTGTTTGTTCTTCTGGCGTACCTTCCTGTGTTGCTTTCGCAAATGCTAGTTTCTTTTCTTCAAAATTATTAAATTTAATAACCATATTTTATTTTCCTCCTAAATTTAAAAAGAGCGTACTCAGATTCTGTTTCGGTTTAACAGGTTCTTGAATAGGCTCTTTGGGATTTGTATTCGTTTGTAAATCATTCAGGATTTCATTTTTCAATCCTGATAAAGCTACGTTTAAATCTTCTTTTGTAATTCCTTGTGGTCTATCTTTACTCAGCGTTCCGCTTCTAAAGCCATCGATTACTTTTTGCGGAATCATGGCAGAATTGGCACTTGAAGCTGTCATTTTAAGCGGATTCTCCATAAACATAATTTCATCCACAAAATTATTTTCTAATGCTTGTTGTGGACCCATCCACGTTTCTTCCGCCATCATATTAAGTAGTTCTTCTTCTGATTTACCACTTTTAATGACATAGGCATTTACAAGTGTCCGATCTGTTATTTTTAACATCTCAGCAGCCTTTGTCATATCGCGATGGTCTCCACCACTCAACATTGATGCGTTATGAATCATGATTTGTGCTGTAGGTGAAATTCGGACTTTATCACCAGCCATCGCAATAACAGAAGCCGCACTTGCAGCCAAACCAACAATTTGAACTTCCACATGACCAGGATAATTTTTCAACGCTGTATAAATTTCTGATCCTTCGTGTACATAACCACCAGGACTGTTAATCGATACAATTAAATCATCACCGTTGGCATTAGTTAGTTCTTTTGAAATTTTACCTGGGCTTGCAGAATCCATTTCAAACCAATCATAAATCCAAGCTTCGTCATTCGAAATAATTGGTCCTTTAACGTCAATTTTCACCGTCATTTGTATTCTCACCTCCTTCAGATTCAGTTAATTTCGTATAGTTTTTCGTAATATGATGTGTATTTAAATTAGGATCATCTGAAATTTCATATCCTACTTCTAATCGAATTTCATTTCCTGTAAATGCACTTGAAGAAACGAGTTTATCGATGCTTGTCGCAAGATCAAATATACTTTGATAAGAAACGGCTTTAATTTCAATTTTTTGACCTAAAAGATACTCTTCTTTTTCAAAAAATTTAACGTTTGCTTCATCAGAAATCTTTTTTAATAAAGGTTTCACTGTGAACAGCATATAATTTTTCGTTTGCTTCTCAACATCAGCCATTTCGCCATATATCAAAGCGGTTGGAATACCAAAAGCCATTGCAACTTGATTTAAGAAACCGTTCGTTACTTTATTGATTTCCTCCACACTTTGACCAGAGTTTCCACCACCCGGTGTTTCAGCATATTTAAATCCTGGTTGTTGAGGGATGATAGCAACGTCTTTTTCTCCAATCGCTTTGTACATGTTATCAATGAATTCTTGAAGCTTCGCTTGATGTTCTTTACTCTTTGCAGCAAGCATGTCCATATCAACTGTTCCGCGTATTTGATTTTTGCGCTTTTGAGAACTTAATATCCTGCCGAATAAATCACCATAATCAGTAAACAAACCATCGATCAGAGGTGATAACTTGTCATTCCGATATCTTAAATGAATAACTTCACTTTGCTTAAAACTTCTCTTAAACTGATAATCTTTTACTGTGACATTCGTAAAGGTATCTTCAAACACAGCATATTCGTTATGTTTAAAGTCATCAGCAATAAGTAAATCACCATCATCAGCTTGTACAATTAGCGCTTCATTATCATAAATAAGTTTGTAAATGAAACTCTCCCAAAAGGTACTTGCTGTCATATTCTTATTCGGTCTAACATTTAATCTGTAATAAAGATCATCTTTTACGAATTCTTCACCGTTTTTAACTCTAAATTCGGACTGGCTAATTGTTCTTCCTAAAAAGGATATACATGTATCAATCGCTAATCGCTTCATGTGTACTCTATTTGCTTTTTCAATAAACATTTCCACATCAAACATAAATCCTAATTCACTATTTCTTTTAAACACCGCATCTAGCCATCCAATGATTATCACCCCCTTTATTAGAATTTAATACTGTCTAACATAAAGTCGAATTCATCCACAAGAATGTTATCCGCTTGCCATAATGCATGGATAAAGGCTTGGAATCCATCTGTTTTGCGCTTAAATTCATCTTTTTTCAGATATTCTTTGTTGCCGTCCTTTTTAATATGGACGTAAACATTGTTGGTGTACCAACGCATTAATGGATTATCTCCGAAAATAATACGATTGTTGGCAAATAACGTTTCAACCCTTGGTGCTAATAAAGAATGAATCGCTTTTGGATTACGAATATATAACAATATGAAACCTTCAGCTTCAAGTGCTGTTTTAACAAGATCAAGACGGAAAGTATCAGCTACTATTATGTTAAATCCGTATATCTCACGCATTTTTACAAACCAATCTACAATGTGAGAGATATTAATAACTGGTTCATCCACAATAGTTAGTAAACCATTTTCAGCCCATTCATATATAGGTGCTTTTAATTTCACCTTGTCCAAGAATCCTTTACGCACAAATGAATGACCTTTCCATATATAATCTTCACCATGTTTAAATAGTAAACCGACCGCAGCAAAGTCTTTGATGCTGGCGAAGTCGAGTCCGCCTACAGCTACTTTGTGCTTTAAATCTGGAACTTCTCTCAGTGTTTCTCCATCTTCTTCAAAACCAGTACGCATGATTTCTTCCCATGAAGCTACAGACTTTGTTAAATCTACTTCCGGTATATTCATCCTCTTAGTCATGAAATTTTCTCTATTAGACGGGTCGTTTTCTAGATTTTTATACTGACGTATAACTTTCTTAAACAACCCTCTAGCGTATTGACTCATTGGCTTACTAAACATTGGATTTGCTTTTTCCCACATATCAGGATTATCTACTTCTTCAGCGTTATCAAG